CGGTATATTTATAGGCGCTTTCTCTGGAACTTCTGGCCCTGATAGTCTTAGTCTTTGCAACTCTGCTCATACTTCAACTGTAAGCGGAGTATCAACACAGAGTAACACAGGCACAGATACTTTATCTAAAACAACTGTTTCTTCAGCTCGTTTAGCCATGATGAAATTCAATGGTTTGAATGGTGAGAGAATAGGCGTGATGGGAGATACGTTGATAGTCCCGTTAGATAAAGAAGAAGATGCTTGGGTGATAATCAGTTCAAAAGGCGAACCTGAAACAGACGTAAACAATGCTAACTTCCATTACGGGAAATATAAACTAATCGTATGGCCAGATTTAACAAGTCAATATGATTGGTGGATTTGTGACTCCCGATTGATGAAGAAAAGCTTGTTATGGTTTGATAGGGTAGCTCTTGAGCTTAACGAAGATGTAGCATTCAATACCTACGAATCCAGATATTCAGCATATATGAGATATGCTTATGGTTGGATTGACTGGACATTCGTGTATGGCAACGATGCGACATCCTAAAGGAGGCCGCCAATGAAAAAAATTGTAGTCCTCCTTTTAATCGGAACTTTTTGCATTACTGGCGTAGCCTTTGGTGCAAACTGGTCTAAGTATGAGTCTGGCACTAATAATGTCAGGGTAGATGGTTATCAAGGGCAACCTGGATATATAGCTTTTGCAGATGGCAATGGGACAGTATTAGGCTATTTATGGTTTAATAGCGATGGCGAAGTTGTATATTGCACAAAAGATGCTATTGATTTAACCACTACTAAGCTTCACGATGCAGTTGGAGTGCTGTTAAAGTAGTAAATCTGAGGAGGGGCTAAAAACCCCTCCTCTTACTTATGATTAAAAAACTAATTATTATTATAATAGCTTTAACTGGGATATTTACTTTTAAGATGGAAAACATAAGCAGATTTAATACACCTCAATTAGCATTCTTTGTATTCTCATTCGGGATATTAGGCAGTTATCTTATATACCGTTTCAATAAGTATCTTGGTTATCTCGCAGGGTTGTGTAGTTTGATATTCTTAAAGACAATGTTGTTCCAGCAAGCTCCGAATACATTTATATACGAGTCTTGTTTGGCTGGATTTTGTATATTCGGAATTTATTATTTTACAAGAATTTTAAATTTACAGGAAGATATATTAAAATGGTTTTTAATACCTGCAATCCTAAATATAATATTAATAATAATCCAGGTTTTTGACCATAACGCTATTAGAATACTTCCTGTTCAAGGGTTAAGCGGATTTTTAGGTAATCCCGGGGTAACAGGGGCATTTTTAGGGATAACTACGCCTTTATTTATACGGTATTGGAAACATGGTTTATGGCTTTTAGCTTTAGCTTTACTATTATGTGGTTCTACTACAGGTATTATGGCAGGCCTTTTATCAAGTGCGTTCTATTTATACTACACTAATAAAAAATATTACAGGTTAGTGATGTTAATCATAAGCATGCTGGTTATATTGGTTTCACTTACCTTTTTATTAGGTAAATGGGATTATATGATGGTTCAGGCTCATCAAAGGCTTGTATTCTGGATAGGAACATTGGATGGTATAAAACATAATCCTATGCTTGGATGGGGCGTAGGGAGTTTTGAACCGATAATGGCTACAATACCACAAGCAGAAAGTTATTATTTTGGAGGTTATTTTAATTACGCTGGAGCGATTATGAATAATCCTCATAATGAATGGCTTTTAGGTTGGTGGCAGTTAGGAATAGGGTTTCCGATATTGGTAGGTATGTATCTATTCGATTTGCATAAATATATTACAGTAAATAAAGCTTTATCATTTGCGATAATAATCGCTTGTTTAATAACAAGCTTTACATATTTTTTTAGTTACCCGATTTGGATGTTAGTTATGACGTCTTTAGCTATCTATGAGAACGGAAATTTAACTAAGGAGGCATTAAAAAATGGTTAAGAAAAAAGAAACAAAAACAGCGTTGGAAAGTAAAGTAACAGAAACTTCTGTAGATATATCTGAAATTAAAGCAAAACGTAACAAGTTAATAGCAGAACTTAAACCTCACCTATTAACTAAATCTGTTATTAAACGTGGTGGCCCAGCAATAAGAGTTAAGTATGAGCTTGAAAAAGGTTATGAAGCTAATATCCAAGAGATTAACGAACTCGGCGGACAGATAGGCGAAGCACCTGTTAGTTTAGGTTCACTGCGAGGTGAATAATGTCTTATATTATCATAAAGAATAGGCCACGAGATGTCTGCCATATGTCTAAAGACGAGCTTCATCATAGAAGGAAGTTTATAGAAAGTGGTTTAAAAGAAACTATATTCTCTAAAGATAAGATGGAACAGCGCGACTGTAAGGATGAAGACCATGAGAATAAAAGAGTTCATGAATACGACTCTTGGAAACAGCAGAAACTTAAAGATGGCACAACACACGAACAGGCAATGAGAGAATGGTCAACTATAAACAAAACTTTTAAAAAATTAGGAGAAGAAGGAAATTTGCATAACGCAGACCAACTACGAAATAAAAAATCAGTTAAATATAATTAAGGAGGGGGTATGGCAGTTTTAACAGTAACTAAAACGACTTATGGTTTTAAATGCACAGGCGGGGTAACCGAAACTTCAATTTCTACCGATAAACAATGGGTATATAAATTTTCTTATATACCAGCGACTAATTCAAACGCAGTTACTATAAAAGATAAAAATAGTAATTCTATTGATAAAATTATAGGAGCGACTGCGTCTACAAGTTATGAAAGATTATTTAGAGATATAGGAGCTTGTTTTGATGGCTTGCTTGTAACTCTTCAAGGAGCGACTGATGAGTTACATATATTCACAGTTTAAGGAGACAATATGTCACCCTACATACATTCACAAGGTCTCAATTTTTACGCACAGTTTTTAGAAGTAAGAAGAAGGCTGGCTGAAGTTACTGCAAGCTATTGGGTAGATCTGGAACTCTACAACTGGCTTAATCAAGCCCAGCAAGATATAGCCATGAAAGCAAGATGCCTTAAAAAAGCGGTTACTGTAACTACAACCTCTGGCACACAAGAATATGATTTAAAGACTTCTACAAACGCATTTCAGGATATTATAGATATATCTGAAGATGGAGTTAGCTTCAAAATAGGCGGCACTTCTTGGGATACGCTTAAATATACTACTAAAGCGCAGCTTAATATAGACCAGCCAAACTGGAGAAGCGCATCAAGCGGGACTCCGATGAATTATTACTATGATAAAGCTTCTAAAACAATAGGACTTTATCCTAAACCTAATGCAAGCAATGCAGGCGCATATCTATTAATCGAAGGTATCTATATGTCTAGAATACTAAATGCAGGATTAGCTTCGGCAGGGGACGCGACAACTCTTACATTAGCTACAGGTTCAGCTACGCAACCTTATGGTTCTACTGTAGATGATTATTACAATGGTTTATATATGGAACTATACTCAGGCATTGGTATAGGTGAAAGAGCTTTAATAACCGATTATGTAGGTTCAACTAAAGTCTGCACAGTAAACTTCACTACTACACCGACGACAGCAAGCTATTATGGGATGGTTAGTGAACTGCCCGAAACTGCTCATAATTTAATGGTTACCTATGCTTTAGGAAAATGCTGGATGAAGGGGGGCATTCGGACTCAACTTGGTATGGCTCATATGCAACAATACTATCAAGAACTAAATCAATTTATAGATGCTTACAATGAATCAGATGATGAAAGTATAATACGGGAAGCTTACAGGAGTTAATTATGCCTAAATTGTATCAGGTAATCGACCAGATAGAAAACGTTGGCGACTCTAAATATATCCCTGATTTTTCTATGGGATTAAATACTACTGCCGCTAATGAGAAACTTTTAGATAATGAGTCTATAATTAGAAAGAACTGGTCACAGGTTGAACTTGGAGCTATTAAAAAGGTAACTGGTTTCACTAAAAAGAACGCAACTAAATTAGGCGATGCCGCAGTTACAGGGTTATTTAGGGTTTATCAATCAGACACTACTAAAAAGTTATTAGCTAAATGCGGAACTAAACTTTCATATTCAGACGATGACGGAGCTACATTTACTCAAGAAGCTGGCACTGTAGCTTTTACTACTGGCGAATTTATAACAGGAGTAAATTATAACGACTTATTTTTCTTTACTGGATTAACAGATGGTTTATATAAATACACTCCAGGGACTAATACTGCCGCGGCAACTACAAGCGCGCCTACAGATAAATGCAGGTTTTTATATAAAAGGGTAGATAGGCGTTTAATCGCTATAAATAACATAGTTAACGGTTCTACTCTTTATTATTCAAAGATAGACCCGACAGGGGCGGCCGCAGATGACTGGAGCGCTACTAATGACGCTGGTTCAATAGCTATAGACGGAGCTAAATCAGAACCTCTTACTGGTGGAGCGACTTTTGGGGCTTATGACATAGTATTTAAAGACGGCACAGCTTTTAAAGTATGGGGTTATCCTGCCCCGCAAGCTCAAAAGATTTCTGGAGCGCCTGGGTGCCCAGCGCCTTATTCAATATCTCAAGGCAAAGGTTTGATGTTTTTCTTATCTCAAGACGCAGTATGGATGTATGATGGCACACGATTTATCAAGATTTCAGACCAGATTAACTCTCTAATTAAATTAATAAATCCTACTTATATACAAAATGCTTTTGGGGTTTATCGTGAAGGGCAATACCAGCTATTCTATACTTCAACAAGCGACACTACAAATAAAGACTGTTTAATATATGATGTAGACCACTCTAACCCGTATGAAGGAAAGAATATCTGGTATGAACGAGATGATTTAAGTATGAACTGCCCGATAGTGTTTGATGGAGTTACTGACGCTAATGAACTATTTGCTGGCACTTCGCAGGCTACAGGGTTTGTTTATAGATTAGACTTCTCCTCAACAGGGGCAGATGACACCGCTAATATCGCGGGGACTTACCAGACTAAATATTTTGATATGGGGTTACCTCATGTGATTAAAAGATTTTCTAAAATAAGGTTACGATATTATTCAGCCAGAGGGAGTTTAGTGGTTACTTGGTATACGAATAGAGGAATAACCAGCGGGAGTTTTACCATAGATACTTCTGGCACTGGCACTGCTTTAGGGGCTTTTATTTTAGGCACAGATACTTTAGCTGAAGATACAGAAACTTCAGTAACTACTCGCTTACCAGATAACGCAGTAGGAAAAGATATATCAGTAAAATTTTACCATACGGATATAGGAGCACAGCCGATAATTAGGAATTTGCAACTGGATTGGGAAGCAATGTATGAATTATAAAAAAGGAGATTTATGAAAAAGATTTTATTATTTTTAGGAATATCAATATTTTTATTCGGTGGGATTATCTACGCTCTTAACATCTCCCGTGTCAAGACTTGGTCTGCTGGCGATGTATTAACCGATACTGACCTTAATGCAGAATTTGATAACATAGTAAATCATCAAATAGGCACTGCCGATATTACCGATGGCGCTATAACTAATGCAGATATTAATGCCAGCGCTGGAATAACCGCTTCAAAGTTAGACTTTACAACTGCTGGGGCAATAGGTTCAACATCCGCTTCAACAGGGGCGTTTACGACTTTAACAGCAAGTGGCGCTACGACTTTTACTGGAGCAGGAACTACAACAGGTATAAGTTTAGCTGTTCAAAACTCCACGCCTACGAATACATTTTCATTAAGAGATGACGGCATACTTACTTTGCCTTTACAGAGTGGGGCGCGCGCATATCTTTTAAACGGCAGCGCTGACCAGAGTATTGAAAGTGAAATTGAAACAAAAATTCAATTAGATACTGAAACTTATGATATACAAGCAGAGTTTGACTCAACCACTAATTATCGTTTTACA